ATCGGTTAGACCGTATCGTGATCAAAATCGTCGACTTCCAAGTTTTAAAAAATTTGACTTGCATAACCCCAAATGGGGCCAGGCAAGCTGTATAAAACAACCGGAAAGCAAATACTAAGTATTAAACAATTCTGACCCCAATAGGGGATAAAACTCACATAAGGTGAGAATCTACATCGACAATAGATTTTTCTAGATTTAACGTCTCTCGACGGGCATTAAACTCACACAACGTGTGAGAACTCACTCTTTCAAAAGCGGTTTTTAGGGTGAGATTTAACGTCTCCCGACGGGTATTTACGATACACTCCTACGCTGCGGTGGGTAACGCATCGTACTGGTACATAACTGGTACATTCAGAAAGAAAACCAAATTGAAATCAGTACCGATGGATGTATACATATCAGCATAGAGGAAATCGTTGGAGACACCGGACCTATCATATGCCGTAACTTCGGCTAAGAGTGTGTCCTTATCTGAACCATCCTCATCCGTACCCTCAGAGCGTGTCAAGGGATCATTGGACAAGAATTTGTAACGCGAATACATTGGCACCAGAGCAGTCACCCCAGCTTGTGTGTGTTGGTTGGTTATCGCCTGACCAGCCATACCAGTCGCATCTGTGTCAGTGACAATAGATGACTGAAATGCAGGCCCAGCCCCAACAAACAAACCACCAGTCTGGTAATCCACTCGATTGTGTGACAGAGATGCTCGTAAGAGCCTTACATTTTGACAAACTCCTTCAGCAGACGCATTGATGGAGTACATGTAGGAGCCACGTGAACCCACAAAACAACACGACATCCAAGTGGCCGTACTCCATGTAACCCAATTGTAGGGTTCAGAGAGACCAGATATCTGTCCAATCGCATTGTGCATTCCACTAGAATCATAACCAGGGTAAAGCGGGGAGCGAGATACCCTCGTCTTGATTTGGGAAATTGTATTGGCTAACCCTGTGATGGGGTATACCACACGCATATACTGCACATTTCTGCGCATCAATTGACGCAATGATGGAATGTGCTCCCCCATATAAATCAAATTCATATTGGGGTCAGCCACGGAGTCACGCACACCAACACAGTGTTCAGAAAGAGAAATGTCTAACTCAGCACTCTGTACTATGTAGGGTGACATATCCTTGGGTATGCCAGTTGGACCAGCAAATTCAAGGTTATCGGCACCCTTTGCAAATACCAACATAGTGATGTCCGCAGCAGTGGTGGGTGACGTGAGATTAGTGAGCACACGCACGGTTAGAGTGCCATTAAAATGCTTACCAAGGTCAGACACTGAAGTACCCGTTTTCCCAAAATACTCGTTAGCATTGACCTCCGTTTGTAGGTATGCCGTGGGTTGAGTAAATGGAACACAGATGGAAACATCAGTCTCATCAGAAATATCCACAACACGAGTGTATGTTTCTGTGGTGTAGTCACCTTGGACACCAATAGCACCAACTGGATCCCAATTAATTCTTACACGTCCGCGATGGTAAGCGGAACAAATAAATTTGAACCGAAAGATAACATCGCCACGCCAGTAAAGAAAATTGCGGGAAACATGTGCCATAGGAGTGTCCCAAAAAGCTTCCTGGAGGGTGGCAGTTTTTGTCCGTGTTAACATGGGGGAAACCTTAGCATAGAAAAGCCCAGTGTTAATACTGTCCGACGTAGTCCAATCCGATGAGAAAATGTAGGATTCTCGAGAGCAGAAATTGGATATTAAGAGTTCGTCACCCAAATTAACACCAGTAATACTAGGATCAATGGACAATTCATTCTTAGCATCAAGAGTCAGTTTATCAACAGGTGTACCTATATCCGTTGCAGCAAAGTTTGGGAAAGCTGCAACACGTACAGCATGGACATCATCAATGACAGGCACATTTGTATAGCCAAACAACGCAGCCAAATTGGCTATGGCGCCAGCAGCATGACTAGTTGCAGTAGCAAACGGTCCAATGACCGGTACACTACTGAACATGTTAGCAGCTCTAGCAATAGCGGAAGCTGGGCGCGAGACTGTACCTACGTGAGAGTACTCATCCTTCTCTCCAGATTGAACGGCTAGGGAGATGGTTGGCCCTGCAACCTCAATATCCTCTGCCCATGCATACACCACAATGTTGATGTTGCCAGAAGAAATGCCATTGGCATTCTTGAGCTGTGCAAACGAAGCCACATCAACTGTCCCCATAGATGAGAGCTCAGAAGCGGAGGTAGCATTGAGCCAATTCTTCTGGTAAAGGAAAGGCAATACCATCTCACCACCTTGACTATCTTGAGGATAGATGTAAATGTGTGGTCTCTGCGACAGAGGTACAAGTGCCAAATCTCCAGCAAGGGTCCAATTGATTTCACAGGGATTGAAATTAGGCATTGGCCGATAAGAAGCCAAAGCACAACCATAGTAAAAGGGTGATGCATTAATAACAATTTTCAGATGTAAATTACATCTAAGCATGTAGTAATTATCAAGTTTACGTGTAATGGATGGCTTTGAGAAGAAATCAGACCAGGGTGAAAAAGTAAAGTCACCTTGACCGATCGTGGAGCCAACGTCCCAATCGTAAGAGGCAATCTCTACTGGCCTCTTCAGAAAGGAACCAAGATCAACGTTGTAGGACGAATCTACATTAACATACTTCATAGCGTGGGGAATATCAGCAATTACAGTCTCAGCACCCTCAAATGCTACATTCTGTTCCTGCTCTGTACTCGTTGTTGGTTTAGGTCCGACATTCCCTGATTGCACGCTCAAGCAACAAAGATTTGAACGTTTACGATCAGAGTCGTTAGGGCCACCATAAGATGGACATAATCCACGTGTTTCAGAAGATTGAGGAGACCACTTGCCAAGATATGCGGGATCCGAGATACACATCCCAGGATGCGACACGGGGCTTGGCAAATTGCATGCCGAATGTGGGGAAGAACTCCCACTAGTTTTCGAAGAATTAAGTTCTTCAGTCTGTTTTTTAGTGTTTTGAAATGACAACATAGCATTATGAACAAACTGTCCCACGCCTTTACAGCTAAGCGAGCTTACAGTCATAGGCTCCAGTACCGAGGTCCCTGTACATACTTGGGATACACTCTGGCACATCTGCGTGGATACAAGCGCAGCGCTTGTAAGTTTAACCTTAATTTTCTTGAATCCAGGGCAACAACAGGACGATAGTTGATGCCTTTTCAATGGTAATAACGAATAAGAACCATTTGAGCATTTTTAAGTCTGGTGCTCACCAGATTGTACATCAAAGTCATGGAATAAACTCTCGTAATTTTCGCATTTCTTTGAACTCTTCTTAAAAAATTGCAATAGTTCATCAAAGGAGGGAAAAGTGGATTTTTCAATAAACAATTCCCAACCGAGCTCTTTAACAAGTTCCTCAAAGAGGAGTTTCTTCTCTTCATACACAAGTCTACCGTAATAAGCATACTCTCTAAGAGCAGTGGTGATAACGGCAATACCTTGAGCTTCTTCACATACAGATTTGGATTTATTCCAAACCATGAGCATGCGTTGAACTGAATCATGATGAAGAGGGGCAACCATACATTTCAATTCCTCATCATAACGCCATGATCTCTTAAGAAATGAAGATTCACTTATATTGATATATGGAACACTAGTGGCTTCTTTATCAGCCATAGTGTAAGTTATATCCAAGAGATCAAAAGCGTCAGCAATTGATGTATGATTAAACCAGTCATGACCTTTGGCAACAGACATGATATTGTCGTCACCGTAGGTCATGAGGTTGACAGTTTGTTTAAAAGTTGAGTCACAGCCAGGGGGCCTCAGTTCAAAGAATACATAACGCATTCTCAAACTATTGACTAAACCATTAATTATGACTGTCAAGGGGTGACCAGATGGGTTCGATCCAAAGAATTGGACAAGATCACCATTGAAGTCAACCAGAGAAAAAGCTGTGTCTTCAGCAATACCTCGGATAACTGTAATGTCATCAGCACTATAATTGCCAGACATTTGGCAAAAGTGAATGATAATATCAAAGGCTGCCAGAATTTCCTTTGAACTCATTCTCTTATCGAACGCCTTGTAATCACCCGCCACAATACGATCGCAACCGAATTTAGTGACATAATGATAGATCTCATCCCATTCTAGAGATTGCGCAACTGTGCCAGGAGCAGCTTCAAAGGCAAAGCGCTCATTCTGTTGCAAACGCGCAAAAGAAAGAAGATATTTACGCACAACAATGGTCCAATCCATTGGTGCACCCGTGAATACTCTTGTTTTACCTATTTTAGCTTTTGCGGCAGAAACAGGCTCATCCTTAAGATGGGCACAAAAGTTGGGGTGGACCTGCATATTTCCGAGATAAGTTTCAATTATGGAGTCAACTCTCTCCAAAATTTCATCACTAACCTTAACCGGGTCAAGCATACCGTGCTCCTCTGGTATGGCTTCCATGAAAAAACGTTTAGATTTCTTCCAAGGATTGCCTGCGCTAGTGTTGCGATTCATCTTATCAATATAGGCAACTTGAGCACCATTAATTGCGGTGAAATTATCAAGAGGCATGAGCATGCCCGAAATATTGTCAGGGTCAATATTGTCCATGATATCGCCTATGAAAGAGGCAACACAGAGATTCATAATATCAGTCCTCAAAGTGGCTATGGGCTTGATAAGATCCTTGGCAGCAATATGCCAAGGAACCCAAGTTGTCATCACAGGTTTAAAGAACTTAATCTTATACCCATGATTGCTAAGGAAATGGGACATGGGGGTGTGGGAAACACTAGATTTAGAACCACCTCTAAAACCAGTGAAAGTTCCATAAACATGGGCATTCCCACCATTCAAGTAGCGGAAAACTGATTTTTTGTGGAGATCAGTCAATTCTCTTTTTGCTCCATCGGCGGATACGAGTGTGAAGTCACCACATTCTGCACTATAAGGGGTGAGCTTATCGTACACACTACTCAAGAAATCACCATCTATACAGTTGGCAAAAATTTGACTAGTGTTGACATTGTGGGCAAGAAAATGTATGCCGATGATTGCAAAACCATAACCGCATTCAACAATGAGGGGTGTACCACAATCACCAGGGAGTGTAGGAGTATCAACATAACCACACCATGTGGGATGGGAAGAATTGATACCGTTATCAGGAAACTTGTAATCACGGACGGCGTGTCTCTTGACATTCTTCACAGTATTGGTGTAAAGAGAGCCATCAGCATTTCTACCAGCATAACATCCATTAAAAGTGCCGCCGGGCTCACCAAGATGAAAATATTTAATAATCTTCTTTTTTGGAGGAATCTCACGGAGCATGATGAATGCAAGATCACGAGAGGGTATACGATGGATGTCATCATTTGTCAATGTGATGGAGATATTGGAATGAATACCAACTTTCCCATCAAGCACCACACGCATAGTGGTGCTACCATGAATGGTGGGAATGTTATGATTATTAGTAATCCATACATGTCCACCAAGACAAATCATGCGTGCGTTGATAGCTTTTAAACCATCAACTTTCACTATCTCAATGTAGGCTACATTGTTAGATATCTTTTTACAAAACTGCGTAAATTGCATAGATTTTGAAGAAGCGCTTTCTCTGGTGAAGTTGGCAGGAGTGAGATCCACAGAATTATTATACCAAACATTTTCTCTTCCATTGAGTTCATCAATAGGTCGAGAACCAACAACATCGGATTCCCCACTCTGAGGTGAGATGTTATTGTAAATGCGATACATGGCAAAAGTGGTAGTCAACATGCCAGCCATGGCAGTGAGTAAAGCTGGGTGTTTGAGTTTGGTATTCATCAAATCACCCATTCTTTCCCAAGAAGCGGCTGTACCTCTGCGGGCATAATATTTTATATTGGTACAGCACAATTGTTTGACATTACCTCTATATTTAAAGTATATTTTATACCAATAAATGATGTCCATAACAATTTGTGTGTGCATTATATAATAAAATACAATCATGAGTATAGCAAAAAAGCCTACATAAATCTCAGCTGATTGCACACGCATGTTGCACATCCCATCGGGCAACGAGCAGCATGTACATAGTTCGATTTTACGCATAGCTTCGACACACTTGGTGACCTTGTTCTGATCAAGGTCAAATGTGTCAATTGCTTGCACGTACCATGTTAATAACTCTTTCAAATCAATGTCCTTCAACAAGGGCACGATAGTAGCTAATCTTTTACCATTAGCCAATGGCACTGGTTTGACAAGATCGACATTAAACAGCCAAAGATCAGGAAAGGCTGACAAATCAGCTACCATGGAAGAGTTAAGCATGCCACGCGAATCGACATACTCGGGTCGAACGCGTGGGGTTATGATAAAAGGGAATCGTCTTTGGACAACAGTGGGCGCAGAGAAGTAATGGTAAGCATTAAGATTCTTTACGTTAGTTGTTGCAATAACTAAGCTAGCCTTGAAGGGTGTGGTTCCTTTAGACTCAAGTGAAGCTTGGTCAGGACAAAAAGCCTGATTATTCATGATTTGGATGATCTCATTCACGGATTTGGGATCACCAAGTTCTGGTGCCTCATTAGCCACATCATCTAGAATGACAGTGTGACAAGAAGTCACAAAACCATCCCAGAATTTTGCGGCAGGATTGCGCGTATAACAAAATTCCGGTCCAATGGGCAAGTTTTTATGTTTAGCGTAAATAATTGAGAGCATGGTGGTGATGGTAGTCTTTCCAATACCAGAATCACCATAGATCAAAACACCAAAAGGTGCACGCCTGTTGCGACGAGCACTAGATTTTGTATTTAAATCATCTCTCATAATGAGCATTCTGTTAAGAGCATCCTTGACCATACCAACATCGGCAGATGGTAATCTGTAAGAATGCTTCTGAATATTAGTGAGTTTTTCGATGACCTCATCGAGGTCGGCTCGAAACTCACACTCAGAGAAACCATGTTCCTCTGGGTTCATGAGAAGCTGTTGTCTCCTATCAAGGAGTCTACATTTCTCATAAATAAGTTTATATTGCCCTCCAGAATGGAAAATGGAGGATACATCACCAGTAACATAGACCTGATAACCCCTCTCTATAATAAAGAGGGCAGTGTCCATAAGTACATAAATGAAGTCGGTGCGCTTATAGAATTTCTTCTTCAGTGCGGCTTGTTCAAGTTTGGTGTATCCAAGATTGTCCATAGAAAGACCAATTTTGTCAAATATAGATAAACTCATAATGTACATAGCACATTTGTAGAGTTTAATAACTATAGGACTTTCATTAATGCTTTTGTAAGAATTAAGAAGGTCGCGGGCAGACGCAATGTAGTCACTGGATTGGGGGTTATATCCCTCAAAGATAGAATGGATGAAAGGGAGAGCTTTATCCCGTACGAGGATAAAGGCACTTTCATTAAAACGAAGTTTGAGAAAGAGTATGGCAGCTCTAGATATACACTCAATAGTGGATTTTCCTTCAACTCTCTCAATAGAGAGAGTCATAAAATATAAAATATCTTCTACCAGTTTAATGATATATCGTTCTTGGAAGCGAGAATCTTCAATTGGTAAGACTTGTTGTAATTTATGCTTAACTTGATTGGCTATGAAGGCGAAGCCAGATTGGACATTAAAATTGTCCATGTCATTATCAAGTTGGTCAAGGTACCTGCTTTGTACTAGGTCAATGTCACTTGTGTTCTTGAAAAGAGAGTCAAGATAAAGTTGATTAGGTAAACTAAGAGAATCTGAGGGAATCTCAATAGAAGAGGGTACAGTGGGTAGTGAAGGAGTTACTGTGGAAGAAGGTAATACAGTGGTGGTGATGGCTTTATATTTTCTTCTACCTTTTTTATTTTTATATTTTTTATTATTAGGGGGATAAACGTTTTTTGAAGTTGTTGAACATTTTGGGCTTGAAAGAGCGGGAAAATCGTTATTAGTGTTCATTGTAATCAGTTGTTTAAAGGACGTTTTATTTCTCTCGGTCAAAGATAGTTAAGGTTTTAAGTCTTAACAGACTAGTGTATGGCTTATACAAACACTATAATCCTGATGTGATATTGATAATTAAAAATGAGTCATGAGTTCAAACAAATTAAATAACGTAAGCTGCATTTTGGGCAGCGAAGAGGCTAAAATAAGAGTTAGTAATTATCAACGTAATTCATGAGGTTACGCAATTTAATATCGTAAAAGGTGCTTTATCTGCTTTGTTTATTTAAAATTTTTTAAGGTTATTTGAATATGCAATAGATGGTGAGAGTGCGGAGATAACTCTCGAATTATATACCGGGTAACGTAGCCGGGGGACATAATAAATATATAGCTAGAAGGTGAGTTCTAGTAGAAACATGAAAATAATATAGCTAGACACGACGGTCTAGTAGAGGACGAAATATATACAGATAAGGGGGGGTTTTAAAGAATTAGTAAGAAACAATTTAAAATGCCACTTTAAGAGCAAGTAAATGAGTTCATATATGTATGTAACAATAAGATGGAGCTAGCTTTGGAAAGATGCGGAGGCGCGATACGAACATAGGATTATTAGATCCTATAGAACGTAGCGGGCGTAGCGCAAAAAACAAAAGTGTAGTTGCATAGTAAGGGTACTAATAAAATGAAGAAAGACAATTAAATAAATAATTGAAATGTTTCAGGTACTATTAATGTAGAAACGACGGAGTACTGTATAGTTACAGTAAACGGACGTTGTGCGTTAACACAACAAATCTGGAAGAATAGGAAAAACCTATTCCCCC